CTGCCGTGCGGCAGCGCGCACACATTCTATTACCCGGCCCACTACTGTCAAACATTATCTGACAGCGGAGGCACTTGCGCGGCGTGTAGCCCTTGGCCTCGCGCTCGCGTGTGGGGCTCTTATGGTAGGGGCTATACGCCCCGCGCTTGGCCCACCATGTCGAGAGCGTCTTAGCCGATACGCCCACGGTGCGGCTAATCGCCTCCCATGTCGTGCCCTTGCGCCGCTCGTGGGCGATGAAATCGACATGGGCGGCGGCGATGCCTTGCGGCAGGCGGTTGTCAGGCTTTGGCATGGTGCGCCTTCCACAGGCCCTCGGCCTCGTCCAGTTGCTGGCCCAGCAGCGCCAAGGCGCGGTGGATGCGCCAATGTTCTTCGCTGCCCTCCCACGCCTGCTTCAGTAGTTCTTCATGGGTTTGAATGCTCGCCATGATAACGCGCAGCGATTTAAACGCTGGCGGGTTAGTCTTGATCATTATCTAGTTCCCTCGTTGCGGTTTCCACCCAATAGGCCAGCAGGGCCACTATGCCCCCGCCCAGCAGCAAGCCCGCGATCGACACGCGGACCCAGTCTAAAAATGTCATTGCATCCCCCTCGGGAGCGGTGTAACGTGATCTTGTGCGCGGCGGCTTTCCCTCCCGACAAGCCGCGCACCGCTGGCCGGGTTGAGCATCTGCCTCACGGCTCCCCGGCCAGCGGCCCTTTCATGGGGCTTGGGTCGTAATCCCACCCCGGCAGATAAACCGTCACAGCGTAGCGCTCCCCGGTAAACGTCACCGCCTTAATGCGCGCTAGGCGGATCCCGCTTCGCATAAGGGGTTCCGCCCACTCAAAGGCCGTGTCGGCATGTTCCGGCAGGGGCATGGCGTCGCGCTCTGCCAACCAACGCGCGTATTGTATGGCTTCCTTTTCGGCAGCGTTCATTTGTTGGATTTCCTTGTTGCGATTAGCAGGCACAATGCCCGCAAGATTAGAGTTAGCATGGCCCAGCCCTCTCTTGCTGCGCCAGCACGGCGCGCAGTATCTCCTCGGCATCCGCGCAGGTTGGCCATGGGAAGCCATAGAAGGCGCCGCCCGGCGCCCCCACGATGTACCAGAATAAGCCTATCTGCTTCACCATTCGCTGCGCGTCCCTCGGTCTAGGCTAGGCCACTGATGCACCGCCGGACGCCCGGTTAGGGCGGGCATTTCAAACACGGCGGCGGGCTTCACGTCGCTGGTCAGGTCCCAATCATTGCGCCAGAGGCGCACCGCATCGGCGGGGTTGTGCGCTTCCACTATCAGGCTCATATCGTCGCCGTTTTCGTCGTCGGAATAGACTAGATATATGCGTGTCATGCTGCGCCGCCCTTTGCCTTGGTGATAATGGCGCGGCATATGCCCTGAATGGTGGCGATCATGTCGTGGTCGTCGTCATCGCGCGATGATTCGGCCATGATATCTTGCAGCGCGGCCAGCATGTCTGGCGCGGCAGCAATTAGGCGGGCATTGGCTTGGACCTCGTTTTCAACAACCCCTCCCACGATCCGCATATCTGCAATCACACGGGACGGCGCGCGGATGCCGCGCCAGAGGTAGCCTTCAGTTACGGCCCAAGGGCCGGGAGTGTGTTGTGTCATGGTCTAGGCCTCCTCTGCCAAGTGCGCCGTGGCTTCAATAACGCCGTCGTCATAAGAATAGGGCACTTCCTCAAAATACGCTTCGCCTTCATAGTGCTGGTCAAACGCGCGCGCCTTGGCCTCGGCCTCGTCGGCAGCGTCTATCTCCAGCGTCGCGCGCATGGTGATGGTGCGGTCATATTCTAAATACACAACGAATAAAGGCATGGTTTTTCCCTCTCATGTTCGGCAATGGCGCCGTCGCAGGGCGCCGCATGGGCGCCTTGCGAGGGCGAGGGCCTCGCGGCCCTTGCCTAGTCACGCATCCGCCTTAACGTCAACGCAAGCCTCGCATTGGCCGTCATGCTTGGCCACATAGGCTTGCAGGTCGTCATAGTCGGCAAACTCGTATTCCTCGCCACACTCAGGGCAGGAATGAGACCAAAACACGTTGAAGCCGATTGAGCAGGCAACGCAGCCCTGCCAATCCTCATCCCAGACCCAGACATTGCCGGATGATTGGTTGACCCCGGCTTGCGTGTGCTTGTTGGTTTGCAGCCCGGCCTTGCGAATGGCGCGGATGCACTCGGCCAATCGGTCCAAGTCTGCGCCCTGAAACTGCGCGAAAAGATTTTCCATTGTCGGCTTTCCCTCTCACTCAAGCCCCGATTGGCTTGGATGATGGCAAGCTTGCTTGCCATCGCCCAAATCAACCCCAAGCTTCAATGCGCGCGATAGACTCGGACCCGCGCATGGTTATTTCATAGGCGTGAAGCCCTGCCTTGCGGACTGAATAGCGGTCCGGCGCGGCGCGGTAGCATTTCAGCAGATGCGCCAGCCTGCCGCGCGCATCTTGCGTGGCGTATTGCGGCTCGTCGGCGAAGTAGAACACGAACACGGGCTTGCGTGGTTCAAGCGCATCCTGCCGCGTATTGCGAATGATTGTCTTAATCATGGTGTGATCCCTCCCAAGATCAAAAGACTAGAAGCCAAACGAACAGCGCCAGAAAGAAAGCGCAAATGCCTGCATCGTGCAAGATATTCATTTACATGTCCCTCCGAAAAATAGGCAATGCATTTTGCCGATGCAGATTCTTTTACATGCTAATTAAGGCAAGAATAAGGCAACCTAGAATTTATTACATGACATTTTAGTAATGTGGGAGTAATTTTGCGGTAATCGAAAACGGAAAAAATAGGTGTTTTAGGCATAGGTATAGGTAGCCTAGGCGACAACCAGTCTACGCGGGCCTATGTCGTTGGAGAACCAAGCTTTTTTCATTTTTCCTAGGCTTTCTAGGTATTATTATATTAACCAACTGCCACTTAGATATTAATTAACATATGTAAAGTAGTATAGCCTATAGGATAGTTGTACTATCTCACTTGGGGGCGATGAAAAACGCATGACCTAGATGACCTATTTGACCTAGCGATGACCTAGGCCCGCGCAAAATGTCCGCGCATCCCGCCCCATGCTCCACACTAAATTCTGTTACGTTATCCGGTAGCAGCTAGCTGGCGCGTGTCGTGCTGGCGCGATGTTTTCGGCATGACCTATTTTGCCGATATGACCTAGGCGCGCGACCAGGCGGAATGTTACGTTATAACGTAACAGATTATGCTGCAATGCAATGTGACCAAACGCTAATATTAGCCCGCGCTAATATAAACATCTGGACATCTAAATAGCTATTCATATGTTCACGCCTAGCCCCGACCATCCGGCCGCGCGCCGAGGGCAGGGGGGAGGGGGGCCGGCGCCCGCCCCGTCCCGGTCACGGAGGGTCCGCAAACAATTTTTTATTTTTTGCAAACCCAACCAGCCATGCTATACAAAATCTATGGCAGTCTTTTCGCTCCCCTATGAGCCGCGCAAACTGGAAGCAACCGAGGCGCGGTTGGAAGCCATCTATCACGCCGCGCGTAATGGATTGCGTGGTGAGGCGTTGGCCTTAGCGTCCGGCATGACGCCGACCGAATACCGCGCGCTGTGCGAGTTCGACCCGCTGGCGGCACTGGCCGCAGAAAAGGGCCGGGCCGACGGCGAGATGGAGATGTCCAAAGTGCTGCATGACGCCGCCCGCGCCGGCGACGCCAAGGCCGCGCTAGATGTGCTGAAGCACGTCCACGGCTGGGTCGCCAAGCAAGCGGTGCAGGTCGAGGTCAACCAGACCATCTCCATCACCTCCGCGCTGCAAGAGGCCCAGCGCCGCGTCATCGAGGGTGTGGCGGTGCCGAATGAAGAGTTGCTGTCGTCGGATAGGGTAGAAAATGCAGACCACACGGTATAGCGCCGACGACGAAATGGAACTGATGAGCCGGCTGTGGACGCCGGCCATTAAGGACGACCCGCTGAAATTCGTGCTGTTCGTGTTCCCGTGGGGCCAGCCTGGCACACCGCTGGAACACTTCGACGGCCCGCGCCGGTGGCAGCGCGAGGTGCTGCAACGCATCGCCGACCATGTGAAGCAGAACAACGGCAAGATCGACTTCGACACGCTTAGGATGGCGACGTCATCCGGCCGCGGGATCGGCAAGTCGGCCTTAGTCAGTTGGCTGGTCATCTGGATGCTGACCACGCGGATTGGCTCGACAACCATCGTGTCGGCCAACTCCGAGGCGCAGCTTCGGTCGATCACATGGGCGGAAATTACCAAGTGGCTCTCAATGGCGCTCAACAGCCACTGGTTCGAGGTCAGCGCCACGCGGCTGATGCCGGCCAAGTGGCTGACGGAACTGGTGGAGCGCGACCTCAAGATGGGCACCCGGTACTGGGGCGTCGAGGGGCGGCTGTGGTCAGCGGAGAACCCCGACGCCTACGCGGGGGTCCACAACTTCGCCGGGGTCATGCTGGTGTTTG